AGGTTGCCGTCGCCGACTTGATAGCCGCCTGCGCCATTAGGGAGAGCCATGATAAATTCCTTTCAAAAAGTTACGAATTGAAGCCCCCGAAGGGGCGTCAAAATCAACCCCACATCCGAACGCCCATCTGGGGACGGATGGTGCTGTAGCCGTACAGAACGTCAATACGGCAAGGCATACGGTCGTTGTTGATGTCGTACTGGCGCACCACACGCAGGCTGATGCCATTGTGAACGGCGCGAGCGGCCATGTCCACACCTTGCGGCAGGAGCAGGTCGGCGGTTGCGAAGGTGATCGCGTCCTTGTGGTACACCAAGTTCTGGGCGTACTGGCTGGACGGAGCGCCAACGAACACGACAGCCTTGTTGTTGCCAGGCAAAGCGGTCATGGTCGCCAGAGCATGGCTGGCCGAGTACATCGGAGCCACGGTCACGGTTGCGGTGGTGGTGGCGGTCGAGGAGGCCAGAGCCACGAACTGGAACAGCGAACCGGTTGACTCACGGGTCTGCGGGTTCACAGCGTAGACATCAGCGATGGTGAACACGTCACCAACAGCGATGGTGTCGCCAGAGCCAACAGTCAGGGTCAGCGTAGCAGCGCCTTCAGCAGTCACGGCAGCGGCGGTAACCACGCCAGTAGCAGCGCGGGAGCCGGTGGTGTGCTGCTTGATCGACTGAGACATGTTGATCTCGTCGAAGCCCAACACGCCCATGCCCATCATGCCGTTCTTGAACTGCTTGCTGATGGTGTCGGTGGGGTTGAAGAGACCCTTCATGCCCTCGACCAGACCAGCGTTGGCAGCCGGGTTGACGGTTGCGTAGCGCGGGCTCATCACAGCAGCGTTCTCGTTGAGCTTCTGCTGAGCTTGCAGCAGAACCAGCGAGGTGGCGGGCGTGGTGCCGGGGGTGCCGACGGAGTTACCGATGCTCTTGTAAGCGTTGGCAACGTCAGCGTCGATGCTCGATGCCAACTGGCTGATACGAGGCTTCAACACACGCTCTGCGAAGTCGTCCAACTGCATGGTCAGTTCGGCAGACGTGAAGTTCACGCCGATGTGCTTCTGCGAAGCCACAGTCAGGGTGGTGAACTGCTCGTTGTCGTCCTGCACTTGCAGGGCGGCGCCGTCGGTGACCAGAGCGCGGTCAGGCAGACGGATACGCAGGGTCGAACCAATCTTGGCACCTTCAACAGCAAAGCTGTCGTCGTACTGACGGTTCACGTTACGGGTGAGCACGAGGTTGTTCTCCAGAATCTCCAGAGCCTTCCGCGTGATCATGTCAATGGTAAGAATGCTATTAGCCATTTCGGCGGTCCTTTCAAAGTTAGCGGTTCATTTGTGCTTGCAGCTTCTTCATCTGCCGGGCACGTTCAGCTTCAATCCAGTCCGTTGTACTCATGGCCTTCACAGAGCGAGGGTCAGTCGTGTCGTAGGACGGGCTTCCGCTGGTTCGTGCAGTCACAGGCGAAATCGGTGCAGGCGCAGACGTAGTTGGTTTCACAGGAGGACTTGCGGCCAGTTTGGCCTCAATCTTCCCAATCTCTCGGGCCTGCAAAAGAGGTGCCAAGCGGGAAATGCGATCAGCTTCCTTCGGGTTTGTTCCCAGCCAGTAGGCGAGGTCTGGACCCATATCGGACGCCTTGATTGTCTCGGCCATCACATCGGTGACTCGAAGCTGCGGGTTGTAGGCGACTTGTTCAAAGTCGTGGTACTTGGCCCTGGCTTCTTCCTCACGCTCGTGATAAGCGTCCTCAACCGCAGCCTGCTGCTTCTGGAACTCACGCTGTGCGAGCAGTTCTTCGGCCTTCTTGACCGCCAACGCTTCCGCGTAGGCATCAGGGGACTCAAAATGCTCGATAGGCGGGACTTCCGTCTTCGTCACCTGTTGGGTGACTTTAGCCTGCTGCTCACGTTCCCATTTGCGCTGCTCTCTGGCAAGGCGCTTGCTGATCATCGCGTCGATCTCAGCCTGGGTGAATTTCTTCTCCTCGGGCGTCTGCTCGGGTTGATTCTCAGCTACTTCCGGCGCGTTTTGTGCACTGTCCGTGGTGGCCGTCACCTCGGGTGCTGGCGCGGATTCAACTTCCGCTAAGGCTTCTTGGACTTGTTCAGTCATTTCTTGTTCCAGAGGAACCCCGGTCTACTGGGCCGGTACAGTTCTCAGATTATGCGCTAAGAAGGCGCTTGTCAACCAATAAACGCAACGGTGGCAACATAGCTATCACCAAGCCTGTTTTTCACATTCAGTTTGCCGCCCGTGTACCACATATTAAATTTGCCATCAACGTCGGGATTGGTTCCTCCTGTTGAGACTTCAAAAAGGCTACCTCCTGGGGCTGCGATTGAATAGATTGCGTTGCCGCCAGTGGCAAATACTGCTTGCGTGGTGTAGTCGTAATTGACGCTGACGATAAACAACCCCCGCGAGGTGTTGTAAAACCTAGCGTCAAAGGCATACGTTGCGTCATCGGCCAAGGCAGTTGACTGAACCGATGCGCCGCCGCCAGCAGCGCCCGATTGGTCTGCCAACGCAGCGCCAGCTAACAACGGGCCTTTGCTTGTGCTGCTGCTGTTTGCATACGATGCAGTAAAGCCTTGGTTCAATCCACCAGACAGCATCCCTGCGTACACAACCGATGTACCAGTGCTGGTGGTGACAAACGGTTTGGCGTTTGCTGGAGTGCTAACACCGTCTATGTTCACAACATTGGTTGCGATGATGTCAAAATTGGTGTCCGTGCCATTGGTAGCCACTGCTGAGTAAGTCAATGCCGGAACAACAATATTGTCCAACCGCATAGTTCCGTAGGTGGTGCCTTCGTGCCCCGTGCTGATAATCCAATCAACAGGATTTTTGTTGACGGACACATTGCTAACGGACACAAGTGGCCGCGCAGGTGTTGCAACACCAGCGCCAACTGTTGCGGAAACGATTTGGCTAATGTTGCTACCTACACCCGTGCCAATAGAATTTAGCACTTGAATGCCGTTGACTATTGCGCTGCCAGTGTCTTCGCCGTAATCGTTGCCTTGGAAAAAACTTACCAACGACAAGCCAGTTTGAATAGGAGAAACACCACCGTAAGGGCGGTAGATGAACTGGCAGTTGGAAACCATGCCAACGCCATACTGGAAGTTGATCTCGACACTGCCGCCAAAAGCCGTGTAATCATCATCACGAATGATGGTTTCGTCGCGCACTGATCCAATAGCTTGAATTTTTAGGGCGCGGCCACGGCAGTTGCGGTATACGTTGCCGTAAGAAATCAACGTCGATTGTGCGTATTGCCCTGAGTCAGCGGCAGGTGACGGACCAAAGAACTTGAATCCGTCGTAGTCCACGTTGTTCGCGGAGGGGACAAGATCGCCCCCGACAATCGCTGTGTACTGGTTTCCGTAGTGCAGACATTCACGGATGAACTGCGTGTTGCTGTACTGCACAACTTCAATACCCGCAGTGCCAGAACTTCCGGGTGTGCCTGTTCCGGCAGCGCGGGTGATCAATCGAATGCGATTGTTGGCAATCGTGACAAGTTGGAACGAGCCGGAGACATACGCGCCAGCGTTCCAGATGCCTGTCACATTCATGCGGAACCGAATGAACAGGTTGTTTGAGATCGTGCAGTTCGGCAGTGTGTTGCTGGAAGGTGCAGCGGTGTTGTAAACACGCACACCCATTGCAATTTTGTCGTCACCGTCAAACGTCAATCCGTCAACAGTAAACGTGTTGTTGCCGGTTTCAATGGCGATCAGCGGGTTGGTGTTGTTGGTCGCGCCTGTGTAGATGATGGTGCCGTGACCATAAAACGTCACATTTGTAGCGATGGTGACGGAGATGTTGCTAGTCATTGCGTAAGTGCCGGGAGGCACATACACATATTGAGCGCCTGATTGCAATGCGTTGGTGATTGCAATGCTGCAATTAACCACGCCATCACCAACAGCACCAAAATCAGTGATGTTAGCGGGCGCCCCGCTAATCATCGAGTAGGTTACTTTGGTAAGGCTCATGACAATTCCTTTGATCAGACGAAGTACGTAACGGTGATAATCAGTCCCGTTGCCGCAGTAGTTGCAGATGAGCTGTACAACCTATCCGAAAAGGCTGAAGCGCTGCTGCTTTGCGTCAGTGCATTTGTAGTCAGACTGCCTACTGACGCGCCTGAAACCGTAAAAGGCAAACCCGCACAAGCAATACCCCCAGCAGACGCCGTGATAGACGTTGTGGCGTTCAGGGCTGCAGTTACCGTCACTTGCCGACCAATCCGAGTGTATGTGCCAGAAGAACTAAAAGTTCCAACAACCGTAAGACCAACGCCTTGGCTGGGCGTCCAAGTCCCCTCCTCGTACCAGTTCAGCAACTCGCTCGTCATGCCAGCCGCGTTGGTATTGGCAGTGAAGTTGATGCCTTTGAGTGCGGTGCCTTGGATTAAGTTGCCTGTGCCGAGCGTCTGGTCACCAGTGAACGACTGCGCTGCATCAATTCTTGCCGCCGTAAAATTGGCGTCGGGCACGGTCATGGTGCGGGTGGCCGCAGCAGCAGGGCCAGCAATTTGCAAAATACCTGTGGTTGCGTTTGACCGCACGTTTTTGACCGTCAAATCATCAGTCGCAACTTTTTTGGTGCTGCTCGACTGCACAATCGGCAGAACTTCAGTGCCCGCAAGCGGAAGGGTCGCCGAAGTAAGTTGAGAAATTTTGAGGTCAGCCATGATGAATCCTTAAACGTAGTTGACTTCGATTGACGAAGTAACCGGGGGCGCTTCTGAGAACGTGACAACAACACCAGCGATGCTGTAGGTGTTTTTCTGCTGATACACGCCGTTAATGTATATGTTGGTCGCGTTCTCGCCTGCGGGAGCGCTTGCCAAATTAAAGGTGGTGTCTGTACCGTCGCCCGTGAAGTTGGCGATGATCGCGGTAGCGTTGAAGCTGCTACCCACATTGTCGTATGTGGCAATCGTAACGTCTGCGCTTGTCTTCAGGACAAACTTGTACAGCCGCAAGGCGTTCCAAATTTCACCTCCAGGCACACGCCCGGCAGAGTCCAAAATAATTGGGTTGGTGTGTGCCGTGTTGCCGGTGCTTGATGTGTACGTTGCCAGCGGCGTGGTTGTACCGGCCTCGTAGGTAAAAATCTTGCCGCCAGTTAGGATGACCCCGTTGTTGTCAAAAAACTGAGCGCCAACGCCGCCAAAAATTGAAAGCGATACAGCGGGCATGTTTTACTCCAGAAGAATCAGGCCATTATCCTCTTGCACGAGGTTTTCGCCCAACTCGGTGAGAAGGTTGCTCTGGGCTTGCTCACCTGCGCGGCCAGAAAACAGCGAAACAATGCCACCAAGGCCAATGGCAACCGCGTTGCGAAGATCAGGGCCGAAGAAGCTCATTGTTTGTTGATGGGTTTGGCGTACGCGGTGCCGTCGGTGCTGCCGATCCGCAGCACACTGACGCGCCAAGGGGCGCCGGTCGTGTTCAGCGGCACGACAAACGGGATGGGCGTGAAGGCCGGGATCGGGGTGCTGGCGCTGGTAGCCACGGCCCCAACACCCACCTCAACGTAGCAGGATTGGTCGCACCAGACCATCACGCCTTGCGGGCCAGCGCCCCATGCGGTCGTGTTACCAGCAGTTGCGCCAGCCGTTGCGGTGTAAGCGGGAAAATCCGCTTTGCTCATCGGGTTGAGAAGTTCCAAGATTTTCTCCTTACGCCAGGAATTTCAATTTGTAGAGTGTACTGAGGTACTGCCCCACGATTTCATCAATGATATTTTGCAACGGGGTGTCGGACTTGTCCACCACCTCGTAGCGCATCTTCTCGATCTCGCCCAAGGAGCCTTCGAGAAACTCGATCACGTTGCCAGTCTTCTTGGCGCTCATGAGGCTGATGGGGCCGATTAGCCCGTGCCTGCCTTGGTAGGCTTCG